GTAAAGCAGAAACGTAAAAAATTTTTATAGTCTCGCTCTGTCAAGTCGGCGCCACTTTGTAACATGTCGCCTAATCTTACGTTATCGATTTTGAAATTACGTCCGATTTTGTCGTTCGCCGGCTTCGCCTGACGCGATACGCAGCGAACAGCGAGCGTGATATATGTGCTATTTCTGGTTGCCTTAAAACATATGAGCGCACTTTCGACGGCGATTTTGCGGGACTGAGGGTCAATTGTTCGTGTTTTCATGACACGGCTCCTTACATGCTCAGGATATTGTCAAGTAATGGCGTCTCTATTTTTTGCGGCTCTAGGTCGTTGATGTCACGTAATGCCGGCCGATGCGGTTCTTCGACTTCCTCAATGGTTGCCGAGATAATCATGAAACCATCGTCTTTTAGCTGTTGTAATACCGGCTCAGCTTTGTCGAGCGGGCATTTTCGGACTTTGTAATCAATGAAACGGCCGTTCAATTCTTGATCTTCGATCAGATAGATGATTTTTGCTTGTAACATTGTCTTGGCTCCCATGAGGGGCGGCAATCGCCGCCCCGGTTTGTGCGAATGATTAAGCGACCATGTCGAGGGCGATTTCATAGGCGCGTTGCTTAACGCGTTCGCCTTCACCGAACCAAGCTGACCGCAACTTTGCATCAGCACTGAAAGATTTTTTCTCATGGTCTACGAACCGAGTGACGGCGTTAACCAAGCCCCAAACGGTACCTTTGGCGGCCGCAGTATTCTGACCGACGCCATTATGAAAGATATTAACCAGCTGGCCGATGGTGGGAGGCAGCTTATCTTTTTCAAAATCCTGTTTTTTCGGATAAATGGTGTCAAGGAAGAATTTCAGCGCCTCTTCGCGGGATACGGTCGCCTTGCTCATGTCGGTGGCTTCTTTCTCGAACTGTTCCCATACGCCGTCGACGATACCAAGTTCTTTTTTGACGGCTTGCGGGTCGAATTCGCATACATGCGGGATTTTAATGCCCGTTTTAGCTTTCTCTTCCCGGTTAACGGCGATGGTTAACGTGTTATTGCATACGACCCGAACGCTGGTAAATGCCGCGGTCGTTGCGAGCGTGCCGTCGTTCGCGGTGGCAAGTAACAGGTAACCGTTCACGTCGTCTCTGCCGCCCAAGTTCATGGTGCGGCCGGTGCGAGCCAGCGCCCAATACATAGCGCCGCCTTTCAACATGCCGGCCGTTTCAAGCTGGAAGTCGGCCGCTTCGGTCAGGTCGCGGTAAAACTCAAGCACCTCTTTCGGCTGTACTGGCTTGTAAATCCCGGCGACTAAGCCAAGGCCGGCGCCAGTGTCGGAGCGGTATAAAGTATACCGATTTTCAAAACCCTGCAGGCCAAAGCCGTCAGCGTGGAATTGAACAGGGGCGCGTTTAACTTCCCAATTGAAACCGGCTTCGATGATCCATTTTTCAATAGGAGAGTTCTCGGTTAAACGCTGGCCTAAGCCGTGCCACGGAACTTGACCGACGTAGGCCATGTTTTCGCGATTGTTTGAAAGGTCTATTAAGTGTGCCATTTTTCTATCTCCTGTGTTGTGGTTTGTTTGATTACTCGCTGTAAGGCTCAATCACGATGTAATCGGTGCAAGGAACCCACTTGACGACGACCCACTTGGCGCCGTGAATTTCAACCAAGTCTGTCAGCTGTAAGTAAGCCCATTTGTTCAGCGTGATTTGCTGGCCGGGTTTCAGCTTTTCGATTGATTTATTCACTTGCTGGGTTAATGTGTTCATCTTGTTGGCTCCAAAATTTATTAGCTATTTCAATAACCTATGAAAAAATGATAACCTCGAGGGTTAATTTTGTCAACGAAAACAAACCTCAGAGGCTAATTTTTAACATTAATCTTTTCAATAAGTTACCTACACGATGAAAAATATCTGCTTTTGGCGCGTAGCCTGTAATAAGTAGACCGGCGGTTTTGATCGAAAAACGGGCAGCGTATGCCCGGGAGCGCAGTTTTTGAAAATTAACCTCATAAGCGGAGCGGCGAGGGAAAAGATGTCAGAGTCAAAACGCTATTGCGGAGCAAAAGCGAAGAGCACCGGGAAGCCTTGCAAGTTAGCACCGCTCCTTAATGGTCGTTGTAAGTTTCATGGCGGCATGTCGACCGGCCCATCGCCGGGAAGTCAAAACAATTTGACGCACGGCATATACGCGCAAGGGCTCACGGACGAAGAGCAAAAGATTTGGGATTCAATCGAACTCGGCAAAGTGGACGACGAAATAAAATTTTGCCGCATTCAGTTACGGCGTGCGGTCATCGCTCAGAAGAAAAGCCTCGAAGCCGGCGAAAGCATAACTGAGGGCTTTGAGTTATCCGAAATCAAACAGCAGCGCCAAGCCAACGGGCGAAGCTCCACGGAAGTTATTAAGAAGCGGCCGGACTATCGACAGATCATCGATAGGCTTCTCGGACGAATCGGTAAACTCGAAGAAACAAAAGCCCGGTTAATGTTAATGGGCGCCGGCGGTGATGATCCGCTAGAGTTCGCTCGGAAGATTCATGAAGCGTTGAAAGAGATTGATAAGCGTGACATCCCTTCTAACGCCTAGATGGTACCCGCTCAGACCACACCCGAAGCAAATCGCATATCTGATGCATCTGGCGCGGTTTAAGACACTTCCCGCGGGCAGACGCTCAGGAAAGACAGAGCGCTTTAAACGGAAACTGGTCAAAGCGGCGATAAAAGGCACGTATTACCCTGACGCTCGATTCTTTGCCGGCGCCCCGACGTTTCAGCAGGCAAAGCAAATCTATTGGGAAGACCTGAAAGCATTAACGCCGAAATGGTTAATGCGCGGCAAGCCAAGCGAAACCGATCTTGTCATCAAGTATAAGAACGGGTCAGAAATTCATGTTCTTGGCATGGATAAGCCGGAGCGTATCGAGGGCCGGCCGTGGGATGGCGGCGGGCTTGATGAATTCGCCAACATGAAAAAGGACGCATGGCGGCTCAATGTTCGCCCCGCCTTGTCAGACCGAAACGGCTGGTGCGATTTTATCGGCGTGCCCGAAGGCCGAAACCATTACTACGAGCTGGATACCTACGCGAGATCGGGCGAGTCGGAAGACTGGGCGTCTTTCAGCTGGCCTAGCTCGGATATTCTCGACCCGAAAGAGATCGAGGCGGCTAAGCGAGACCTCGATGAGCTGAGTTATAAGCAGGAATACGAAGCCAGCTTTATCAATTTCACTGGCCGGGCATATTACACGTTCGATGAGCGCACGCATTGCGCACGCCTAGAGTACAATCCAAAAGGCGATTTGATTTTATGCTTTGACTTCAACGTCTCACCCGGCACCGCGTCGATTATTCAAGAAATGCAATTGCCGAACGGATTAATCGGTAGTGGCGTTATTGGTGAAGTCTGGATTCCGCGCCATAGCAACACGCCGGCGGTAGTTAAAAAACTAATCGTTGATTGGGGCGAGCATAAGGGGCGTGTATTCTGTTACGGCGACGCCACAGGCGGCGCGGAAGGTACAGCAAAGACCGAAGGCTCAGACTGGACAATCATTGAAAAGATGCTGCGAAACCATTTTACCGGTGACCGCGTTTATATGTTGATACCGAACGCAAACCCGAAAGAACGCCAGCGCGTTAACTCACTGAACAGCCGCCTTAAGTCTATGTCTGGCGATATCAAGCTAATGGTTGATCCAGTCAAGGCGCCGCATGTTGTCAAAGACTTCGAGGGCGTGACGCTGCTCGAAGGCGGTTCAGGGGAAATCGACAAAAAAGCCGATAGTGATTTAACACATTTGACTGACGGCATAGGTTATTACGTGCATCAGGAATACCCTGTCATAGTAGACAAAGCAAACAATTTAAAAATTACAGGTGCTTAAATGCCAGTTAACACCACTCATCCACTATATGACGAAAAAATTACTCAGTGGAAACGTATCCGTCATGCTCTCGAAGGTTCCGACGCCATAAAAAACGCTGGCGAGTTGTATTTGCCAAAACTCGCTGATCAGTCAGACGATGAATACAACGCTTATAAGCTTCGGGCGAACTGGTACGGGGCGACGGCTCGAACTGTTGAAGGTCTCTCGGGCGTTGTTATGCGAAAAGACCCAGTAGTCGAACTCCCGGGCAAGATCAGCGATAGAGCGAATGAAATAACAGCCGACGGCGTGGACTTGGCCGAGTTTTCAAAGATTGTAATTTCTGAATTAACATCGCTTGGCCGGTACGGAATTTTAGTTGACAGATCGGTCGACGGAGCAAAGGCGTATCTCGCTGGGTATATAGCTGAAACAATTATCAACTGGAAAGTGAATAATAAAGGCCAGCTCGAACGCGTGGTTCTCGAAGAAATAGTTCACGAGCAAGACGAAAAAGACTATTTCAAAATAGTAGAAATATTGCAGTACAGGGAATTATTTCTTGATAGCGGTAATTATGCAGTGAATATTTGGCGCAAAAATAAGAAGGGGTCTTTTGAAATTAGCAGCACGCTTACCCCGACAAACAGAAGCAAGCGCCTTGATTATATCCCTTTCATATTTGTCAGCACGAAGGGAACGGGAATAAAAATTGTCAGGCCGCCGTTGTTGGACTTGGTCGATATTAATATCAGCTGTTATATGCAGAGCGCCGACCTCGAACATGGGCGCCACTTTACCGCATTGCCGACGCCGTGGGTAGCCGGCGGTATGCGACAGACAAAAGACAACGTTGATAGACAATTAAGGATAGGATCAACGACCGCATGGCTTCTTGATGAAGGGGCGCAAGCCGGCTTTCTTGAATTCAAAGGTGATGGGCTCGGCTCGCTTGAACGCGGCATTGAATCTAAAAAAGAAGAAATGGCGATTCTCGGGGCGCGGCTTTTACAATCTCCAAAGAAGGCGGCCGAGACGGCAGAAAAAGCGAAGATTGATACGAACGCCGAAGGCTCTGTTTTGTCGAGCGTTGCGACTTCAGCATCTTCCGGTATCAGAAAAGCACTCGAAATGCTTGCGGGGTGGGAAGGCATAACGGGCGAAATTATTTTCGAGCTGAACAAAGATTTCTTGCCGTTCGAGATATCTCCGCAATTGCTGACAGCGCTCATGCAGCAAGTACAAGCGAACTTAATCAGTTACGATACGTATTTTGCGGCGTTGCAGCGAGGCGAGTTGATCGACCCGGAGAAAACGCCGGAAGATGAACAGGACTTAATCGAAGATCAGGTTCTCGCAAACGTGCCAAGAACAGGCGATGATGATATAGGCGGCGATGTAGATGAGTCGCAAGATACTGGATCAGCCGCGGCGTAAATGTTGAAATGGCCGAAACAGTAAACGAAAAGCTGCAAAACGATGTCATCAAGCACGCGATTTATACATTAAGGCTTTCGGGCGGTATCAGTAACAGAATAATCGCGTTGTTAAACCGGGTTGATGATGATCTCACAACCAAGATATTGAAGAGGGCGCCAACGTCCGGGGAGTGGACGACAAAGCGGTTGAACGCGCTACTTGAAGAAATTAGGGAGATTAATACTTCGCTTTATAACGCAACCGGCGATACGCTGCAGCAAGAATTGATTGATTTGTCTCAATATGAAGCGGATTTCATGGCTAAGCGGTTGTCTGCGGCCTTGCCGATAGAAATGAGCATCACGCAGCCGAGCGCGGCGGTTTTGAGGGCGGCTGCATTGTCAAGGCCGTTTCAAGGGCGATTGCTGCGCGAATGGGTCAGCGATCTCAGCGAAGCCCGTTTCAAGCAGCTGCGCGACGCGATACGCATCGGAGTAGTCGAGGGTGAAAGCATCGACCAAATTGTCAGGCGCATACGCGGAACAAAGGCATTGAACTACCGCGACGGCATACTTGAGACGGGCAGACGGCAAGCCGAAGCATTAGTCAGAACAGCGGTTAATCATACTGTCAGCGCCGCACGGAATGAGCTTTATAGCCAGAATACTGATATTTTAAAAGGCGAAAAATGGGTCTCGACGTTAGACGGCCGGACGACGCCGATATGCCAAGCAAGAGACGGAATAATTTATCAGATAGGAAAAGGGCCAAGGCCGCCGGCGCATATTGGCTGCAGGTCAACGATGACGCCGATTGTAAAGAGCTGGAAAGAAATTGGAATTAATTTAAATGAAGCGCCGCCGGGGACTCGCGCCAGCATGAGCGGGCAGGTGCCGGCGTCATTAACTTTCAATAACTGGTTGAAAGATCAGCCCGATTCTATGCAGGACGAAATACTCGGAAAAACAAAAGGTAAGCTTTTTCGGGACGGAGGCTTAAGCGTCGACAGATTCGTTGACAATCGAGGCAATACGCTTACACTTGCGCAATTGCGCATAAAAGAAAGTGAAGCTTTCGCGCGGGCTGGGGTATAATCTGACAATGGATCGATTCAGAACAATTAAAGGCGGCCGCTCTGAAGAGCGAACGTGCGAAGATAAAAACCAGTCTGAACAAGTAACCTGCAGGAAGTGTGGTGGGTCGCATTTTATAAAAACTTTTCTTTCACCGATGGCGAAAAAAGGAAAGATAACCGGAGGGACGCCGGCGCTCGTTTGTGTTCACTGTCTTGCAAAAGGCGAAGTGAGCCGAGAAGTATAAAACAAAGTTTCAAAGGCAAACAAAGCCGGCTGATGCCGGTTTTTTTATGCCCGCAATATCACTAACCACAGACCGGAGGTCTTAACATGGCACTACAATTGATCGTCGACAGTGTCGACGGGTTACCTGACGCAGTAAAAAGCTTGTACGTTGAAAAAAATGGTAAGTATGAACTTCAAGTCGAAGGGGCAGTGCCTAAAGTGAAGCTTGATGAGTTCAGGTCGAACAACATCAACCTAATGAACGAATTGAAGGTATTGAAAGAGACCTACAAAAGTGTTGATGTTGATCAATACAACGAGCTTTTGAAAGAACACCAAAAGCTGAAAGACAAAAAACTTATTGAAGAAGGGAAAGTCGAAGAGCTTGTCGGCGAGCGTGTTTCACGAATGAAGACCGAGCTTGACAATAAGATTAAACAGTTGACAGAAGAGCGCGACGGCTTAGGCAATCAACTTTCAACGCTGGTAATTGACACAGAATTGCAAAAAGCCGCGATTGCCTCGGGCGCGAAGGCGACAGCCATCGTTGATATCATCAACCGCGGAAAGCAAATTTTCAAGCTTATCGATGGGAAGGCGATAGCCCACGAGGGCGAAAAAATTAAATATGGCAGTGACGGCGTCACTCCGTTATCTGTTACCGAGTTCATGAAAGACCTTGTTAGTAGCGCGCCCCATTTGTTCGAGGAATCAAAAGGCGGCGGGGCTCACGGTAACGATAAAGGTCAAAGCGGCGGGAAAACGATGTCACGCGCCAACTTTGACAAATTGCCAACGTCTTTGGAAAAATCAAAATTCCTAAAAGAAGGTGGAAAAGTTATCGATTAAATTTGCAGTAAGAAACACAAGACCTTTTCGGTGATGAGGCAAAAATCCTTTTAAAGGTATCACCGGCGGCGCTGGCGATTGACAACTAAATAGCTAACTTTTTTTCGGAGATTATCATGGGCAATACATTAACGGGTTTAATCCCGACAATTTACGATGCAATGGACGTAGTCAGTCGCGAAATGGTTGGATTTATACCGGCCGTTTCTCGCGATTCGAGCGCCGTTTCCGCCGCAGTAGGTCAAACTATTACAACGTTTCAAACACCCGAAGCGACCGCTTACGACGTTACCCCGGGCGCAACGCCTCCTGATAACGGCGATCAGGTAATCGCGCCGTTAAGCATGACGATTTCAAAGTCACGCTATGCGCCGATCAGGTGGACGGGTGAAGAACAGCGTTCTGTTAGCGGGCAGCGTACAAATATCATGCGCGACCAAATTGCACAGGGTATGCGTACGCTGGTGAATGAAGTCGAAAGCGATCTCGGTGCACTGTATATCGCAGCTTCACGCGCATACGGTACCGCAGGCACCACGCCTTTCGGTACAGCTGGCGATTTAAGCGACCTGTCAGAAACAAACCGCATTCTGAAAGACAACGGCGCCCCGCGCTCAAGTCTGCAATGCGTGTTAGGTTCTGCAGCTGTCGCCAAGATTCAAGGCAAGCAATCAACCTTGTTCAAGGTGAATGAAGCGGGTACAGATGCGATGCTGCGAACCGGCGATATTGGTGTTCTGGAAGGGTTCGCGATGCATGACTCGGCTGGTGTAAAGTCTCATACAAAAGGCACCGGCACCGGCTATCTTTCTAACAATGCGTCGGGTTATGCGATAGGCGCCACGGAAATAGCAGAGGATACCGGCACCGGTACTGTGCTTGCTGGCGATGTGGTTACCTTTGCGGGCGACACAAACAAATATATTGTGGCAACCGCATTGACTGCCGGCAATATCGTTATTGCAGAGCCCGGACTTCGTCAAACGCTGGCCGACAACGTTGCAATGACGGTAGGCAACAACTACACCGCGAATGCGGCCTTCAGCCGTAACGCAATTCAGTTGTTGACTCGGTCGCCGATTATGCCAGAGGAAGGCGATAGCGCCGATGATGTTCTTACCATCGAAGACCCGTTCTCAGGTATATCATTTCAGTTTGCTTTGTACCGGGAACACCGTCGCGTCAAGATCGAAATCGGCCTTGCATGGGGCACGAAAGCTGTCAAGCCTGAACACATGGCCTTGCTTTTAGGCTAAGCGTAAAGCAGCGAGAACGAAAGGGGCTTCGGCCCCTTTTTTATTAACTTTTCGAAAGGGGAAAAAAATGAGTGATACCTGCCCGACCGTGAAGGTCAAAGACAAACGGAAAGAAGGCGATTACATGATCATCAACGAATCGGATTTCGTTAAGGGCGAGCACGAGCTATTTGTCGAGAAAAAGAAGACGAAAGCCAAGGGATCAGAGCCAGACAAGGAATCTGATACCGAAACGAAAACCGCGGGATCAGCGCCGCCCAAACCTCAACCAACAACCATAATTTGAAGGCTAAACAATAATG